GACCCCACCACTTGTGCAAGTTCACGCCTTTCGTCAAAGTTTACCTTCTGTTGCAAGAAGATATCGCTGTACTCAGCTGCATAGTAGTCAGTAAGTGTACAGGCTACAGATGAGAACGTGCTGTTTAGCGGCACGACATCGGTAGCTGGAGTACGAACACTTGCTTGACCCTTCCCTACTTTGGGAAAGTTTACGGTAGAACCAACAACACCTGTTCTGGTTCTGGCGGCACCAGTCAAAACTGCTGCTCCTTGATATGCCTGATGTACTTCGGCATCAAAAAGCTGCACAAAGGCTGGTGACAGATTTGCTTTAGTTGTCATATTTGCCTCCTAGCAAAAGTTACATTGTTAAATCGCAACAGTTGTCCAGAAAGCCTGGGCTGTAACCTACGGTATACGCTACCGCAACGGCTGATTTTCTCAGCTGCCAGAACGGCTGTTGGTTACAGTTATCGTTCAGTTTAAGTTATACAATACAAGGCCCATCTTGTAAAGCTATTTGTATCGCTCCTCAAATTCCTTCTCTACTGAACGAGTATAGGCTGCATCTGTTCCGTAACGAGGGTCAGCCATCAAACCGTTAATTCTTGACTTGAAATCGTCTTCCCCTTCTTTCGTAGCTGCATAAGCAGTCGTTGTAGGAATAGTGACGTTCTCACCTGTCATTGCTCGTACCTTTTGCAAAAGTCGTGCGCCAACAGCGGTGCCACCCCAGATGTCTATCTCATTCAATTCATCTTCAGAGATAATGCCTTTGTTCATCAAGCCGTCTGCCCAGGTAAGATTAGATTTAATAATCTCATCTGCGTTGTCGCCTAGCATTTTCTTTTCTTGTGCAAGAGACATCGTTTCAGCTTCAGCCGTTTCGCCCCCCATCGCAAGAACCTTGCCTGCCAAGTCCTCAAACGCTGCCTGTGAAATACCATTATCCTTAGCCCATCCAGTGAAAAATGTTGCAAGTTCATCGTCAGATTGAACGCCAGCCTCTTCCATAAAAGAGACATCATATTTTTCTGGGGCTTTGTGTTTGCCTTGAGAAAATTTCTTCTCAAGATTGTTGTAGCTTTCAGCCATCTTCTCTAGGTCTGGGCCATCATCATCCCAAAACTTTTCAGGCATCCAGTCAGGTCGTTCATACGGCCCATCTGGTTCAGCATCTTCACTTGGTTCTAGATGCGGAATGTCTCCTGGTTGTTCAGTTGTTTCATGTGAAACAGGATTTTCCTGTCTGGCTTGTTCCATTAAACCCTGAGGTTCAGGTTGTTGCTGTTCCTGTTCTACAGGTTCCGCAGCCAGTGCCTCATTCGATTGGCTCATTTGCTCTCCTTATACGTTGTTGTATTTCTCTCACAATAGAGTTCTGGCCTTCTCTAGCATATCCAAAGCTAGTATCTGCACCAGGAACCCAGCAAGGTTGGTCGAGTGTTATTTGTTTCAAATGCTCTAGAACAGCCTTGCCTTCTTGTGTTCCAAAACATTTACTGTATGCATAATCAAGTTTGATTTGTGCATCTGCATCATTAAGTCTGAGGTGATGTACGTTAGCCTCTAGGCCATCCCATCCCACAGAGTTAATATCTCTAATCTTATCCGCTTGGTTCGCCACCAGCTACCTCTCCTTCTGGTGGGGCTTCCTGGACAGACGGCCCAGGAGCAGCCCCTTGTTGGCCTTGCTGCTGCATTGCTGCTTGCTGTTGCATAGCCATAACTTGTTGCATGATTGCCTGACGTTCTTCAGGTGTCGTTCTCAGTGATGCATCAATACCCATGTTATCGAGTATGTAATCACCTACAGCTTCAGGTTTGATTAGAGTATTGCCTGCCCCACCAAGTGCCTGTGACATCTGCAAGAAATTCAGGACGTTGCTTACCTTCTCCATGTTGGATGCCATAGCAAGCGGTGACTGTGGTTCAATAACAACCTCCAGACCGTTTACCTTCAAAGGCAAATCAATCATGCCTTCTTCATCCATTAACTCTAGTGAACGTCTAACGATTGGATACATAGTCTCTGTAATCAAACGTCCAAACGCTGCACCAAGGTTCTGTGAAAGTTCCTTCATACGCTCTACGATTTCTGTAGCTGAACGTGCAGACATATTGTCTGGCGGTAGACTTTCATCGTACAAAGTCTTCTTCACATTCATACGCAAATCGTTTGCGATAATATTTGATAGCTGTGCATCTCCGCTTCTGGGGAGCGGTGCCAGGCTAGGCCCTCTAGGCCCACCATTGGAAGAGACACCAATGATTGCACCTGGCACTATCTGAATAGCTTGTGGGTTTAGAACCCCATCATCTACAGCGGTGAAGACACCACCAATAGAGAGTGAAGCGTTTTTCAGATTTAACTCTATAACCTTGTTAAGGGTTTTAATATCTGGAAGAGCGTAGAGACATGGGCCTCTGCCATAAATCTCACCTGGTGCTACCATGAACCTACTGATAACCCATGGGCTAGATTTCAGTTCTCTGTGCAAAATCTTGTGGTCACCTTCCATTGTCATAAGGCAGTAATCAAATCTACCTTTGTCATTTGGATAGGTGGCTTCCAGTAGTTCGATGTACTCCATAGGTTTCTCTGCATACTTTTGCAGAACCTCATCTGGAAACTCTACTCCTGGGAATTCTTTTTCAACAACCTCAAACGGCCTTTTAAATTTTCTGAATACATAGTTAGGCTTTCCGTCAGGGCCTTCATCAAATGTAATCTGATACATTGGTATGGCTGTGTAACGGACTGGGGAAAGTTCATCTCCCTTTTGAATAAGCATAACAGCGGTGCCGACTGCTAGGTCTAGCAAAAACTCTCCAATCGCCAAATCAAAACCTGACTGACGCATGACACTAAAAAGTTTTTGATTGTACAAATCCAACACTTGTTGTGCTTGTACAGCACGTTCAGGAGGAACGTCTGAACCTGGCTTTAATCGACACCACTGTTGCTGGGGAGGAAATAATGCAGATTGAATTCTATTTGCAAATCGTGCGGTGCTATGGATAGCGGTGCTATCAAACACACGTTTCATTTTGTTTTGACCAGGAGTATCCTGTTCGTAATAACCATCGTAAAGATTACGCATTGGCAAGCAATACTCATACGCTTCTTCGTAGATTGCTCTCCATTGCTCTTTACGAGTTTGGCAGTTGCCGTATCGTCTCTTCAGTGTTTTTACATCTTGCTCTGCCATACTATGCTTTCTTATGTCGGTTAGCAAAGTTCCTAGCAGCTTCTACACTACCGAACCCCCATGCTTTTAATGCTAATGCTTTACGAGTTGGCCTGCCCTTGTCATCCTTCATTGGGCCTTTCATCCCAGCAAAACGAGCAGCAAAACTAACACGCCTGCTATCAGTACCAGTCTTTTGTGGTTTTTTGAGATTGGCACCTTCAGTGCGTTTAAAGTGTTTTCTTCCAGCCTCATTAAGACCGCCTTCTGGGTTTTGAAAGCGTTTAGCAACCATCGGTTAAGCCTTCTTAGGTTTACCATACTTTTTAGCCATCGCCTTCTTCAGGCTGCTGTTCTTCATCGCCTTGGACTTCTTCTTCTCCGTTGGCTTCTTCATTCCGTAGTGACCTGGCATCTTCGTCCTCCTCTCCTGGTTTATACTTACGATGCTTTGGGTTTCTCACCCAGTTTCTTTCTCGCAACATTAGCCAATCCTTGGATTACGAACCCCACCTAGTGTGTTGTTCAATGCCGTCTGAACATTGCCTTGTTGCTGGTTTGTAACATCAGAACGCCTAGCGACAGACATCAGCACTCTAGCTGCACGGCCTCGTCTAGACTTTTTCCTGGATGCTACCTTCTTACGCTCAGTCTTCTCCTGTTGCTCCAGCTGTTCTTCCCTACGTTCTACTTCAGGGTCAACCTTTGGAGGTGGTGGAGGACTGGGTTTTGAAAATATACCGCCCATTAAAATAACCTCGCCATCATGTAATAATCATCTCCTTGAGGCCCATACTTTTGTAGTACGCCCTCATGTTTAAAGTAACATACTTCGGCCCACTTTACAGCTAGGACATTGCGAGAACATACCGTGATTTGTAGCCGTTTCATATCTAGTTTGTTCGCAGCGTACTCAAAAAACAGTTTAGATGCACGATGCATACGAAATGCTTTTTTAGAAACATCACCGCTTGGTATTAGCCAGGCTTCGTAAACGCCATCCCATAATTTATACAAACCAAACATGGCGTATATTTTATCTTGCATGGCTGTGAAGCTGTAACCTTTCGTAGCAAATTGTGTGAGGTATTGTGAATAGTTCACAAAAAGTTCACGATTTTCCATGTCAAACTTATTGAGTTCAATCATCTTCAAGTGCATGGGGTGCCAGTCAACAATGCGTTGCTCAGGCCAGTTCAGCTTCATTTGCTGTGTAAGTTCTTCAGGAGAAAACATCGAAATCAAGCACCTTTAGTGTCTGTTGCATATTTGCAACACCTCCCTTTCGAGTGACCATATCCTTATGTTCACCACCTCCAAGCAAGCAATAGCCAGCTGCATCACCAACGTGGGAGTGTTCGTTTTTGTTTGGTGTGCTTCTAAATCGTTCTTGGCCTGCACCCATGCTTACACGCTTGAAATGATAACCTCCAGCAAGTGACTTACGCAGTCTCTCGCATTTCTTGTCTATCAAAAATCCAGGCTTACCCTCTATCAATCTCTGCATGGGAATAGCTAGTGCCTCACGCCTAACTTTGAAATCATTGGTAGCGCATGGTCTGGCATGGATATCCATGGTACGCATATGGTCAAACGCTGTTGTCTCATAGATTTGGTCACGCTGTTGTCCAGCTGGGTCACCCCATACCATGAATTGATACTTGGGAAAGTAGATGCCCATTTCTTCCTTGAGCATATTTACAAACCTATTGAGGCCCATATCGAATGTGACTAGTTCATGGAGAACGTGCCATGCACCGTTCTTCATCCGCTGTGCAAAGATAGCAGCTGGTGTCAAACCAAAGTCGATACCTACCTGAACAGGGATACCTGGTTCAGGTTCCAAATCTTTTGCCATGGTTGTATCATCATACTCAGGCCAGATTGGCATTCCTTCTTGGACGTATGTATAATCGCCTTGAGCGTAGCATTTAATCCAATCAAGTTGCTTACCACCAAGCAGCTGCTCGTAGTATCCTGTTGGCAAATTTTTTAGGTTTTCAGCTTTTGGGTTTGTTCGCCACCATTTGCCTGAGGCTTGTATAAAACCATTTGCCTCAGGCATATCCTCTGGCACATCAGTAACAGGGATATCCAGTACGCCTGGCGGCTGTTTGAAAAACTCCCAGGCATATTTACCTTTGGGCCTATCCTTGCCCTCAGCCAGGTTAAAATACCAATGGTCTGTATCACAGGGGTTACTGTCGAGGATAACGCCATGCCAGGTTGGCCCACCATCATTCTGAGTAGGATAACGTCCAACACGGTGTGTAAGGCCGTCTATGACCGCCTTAGGCAGTTCTCGACACTCATTGACCCATGCCCCTGTCAATTCCAATGACAGCAGCTTACGAACGTCCTTTGGGTCATCCAGGGCTAAGAATATAACCTCCATATCTATTCCAGCAGCATCACCCTTGCTGGGCAGCTTAATGTGGTGAGTGATGGGCGGTGCATACTTGACGTTGCCCCAGATATGTTCAGGCATCAATTCAAGCCAGGTCTTCAGCGTTGTCGTTCTCAGCATCGGATGCGTATTTCGGACTATCGCAAACCTGGTGTATTTGATACCATCCCTGGGCGAGGGTTTCTGCTGGACGGCCCTGCGCCAAAGTTCTGCACAACAGGCATAACTCTTGCCGCTTCCTACAGGCCCCATCAGCCCTCGCACGAAACCTTTTGAACGCATAAACTTCGCTACAGTTGGACTGCTGCTAAAGTCTAGCTTAGTGACTGCTCTATCTTGCTCCATACCCCATAAACTCCAATAGTTCGATTATCAAAAGCCCAGCTAACAAAATCGCCAGGATTGTGTGGTAGACGTTCCACAACAAATATTCATATTTATTTTTCTTCATCTGTTCCCTCCTCAGGCATCACCATCTGGATATCTACAACGGCAGGCTTGTCACCATCCTTCTCAGTGTCCAGCAGGCCAGCCGACTTAGCCAGCAGCTGGAACACCCTCACCTTATCCAATAGTTCTACCTCAATGACATCTTCACCAGACTGGGTGGGGGTAATCTTAATCTTCTTGATGGCAGCTAGAGCATGGTCAGGAATATCCTTAGCATCCTTCAGTTCTAGCTTCTTACCATTCCAATCAAAGATATCAGTTACCTTTGCCTTCGCTATGCCCAGCATCTCCGTTGCCAGGCCGTCACGATTATCGTAGATGATTTGGGAACCACGTAGGCGTTTTCTTATCTCACCTACACCACCAAACCTACCTACAGGCGGCACCACCCTCTTCCCCATTATATCAATCTCCCCTGGTCTGGATGTTCTGTTAGAGGTCTAAAGGTGATATCTACTAAACGATAACTACCTTGAAACTTAGATTGCATGAGGTTTCCTGTTGGTTTTAGTTGTTGCAATTCCGCAACAGTTAACTGCATTAGGTCTTTTCCATGCTTAATCCTCATTCCGCCCTTCTTGATAGCTTTCTCAACCTCATAGTCTCTGACAGACACATACTTGCCCTGCCAAAGTTTCTTTACCTTCTTGATTACCACGGACTGCTCCCTCCTGAGTTATCACCACCGCCTGCTTTAGGCTTTTTCTCAAACAAACGCAGCCATATCTCACCGTCTTTGTTTGGTATAGGTAACGCCTCCATCTTAATCCCTGTGATTTCGCCATCCTTGTAGAATGCGATGCCCAGGTTCTGCCAACGTGTGATTGGCTTGCCGTCCTCACCCACCTTATCGGTTTCTTTGGGTTGGACTAAATCGTATAGCTTGTCTACTTTCATAGACTGCCTCCTTTCGTTTTAACAAAAACCCCAAAATATTTTGAGGAAACCCCCATCCATATAGGTATAGGGCCACCCCCCAAGGGGTCGATTTTGCTGCAAACCGTTGTAAATGCTGGACTTTTGCAGCTATTTTTTCCAGCCATCCAGGATAAATAAAATAAATGTTTCCCTGGCTGTACAAATCCTGAAGGTTCCTTTGCGTTTTGTATCATCGTAGTTTCATTCTGTTGCTGAGTTGCTTGACAATATCCATAGCATCCCTGCCATGCTTGGCCTTCTGCTGTGATACCTTCCTGCTCATAAAGTATTGTAGGCTGTACGGTGGTTGCTGGTTCTTCTCTTTCTTCCAGGTTACTACACCTGTTGCATCCTCCAGGAATGACTGCACTGTATAGCCTGCCTTCAGTATCTCTTCAGCTATCTGCATTTGTCTCATGTCATATGACCAGCTTTGACCATAGATAGACTGTAGTATTCCTGCATAACCGTTACACAGTTTTCTACAATCTATTTCTTTAATTTCACCTATAGTATTTATACTAGTTATATCCAGGGAGTTATTTACTAGCTGTGGCTTGTTATCTAGTACAACGTCCATCTTGTTATTTGTATCTATCCCATTACCTTTACTAGCTGCACCTTGTACAATGCCCACCTTGTTTAATGGTTCCTTATCCACAGCTTGTATACTCTTCTTCCTGGCCCCAGCCTTTGCAACATTCAGTGTATGCCTGGCAACCTCAGCCTCTAATTCAGGGTCACGGTCAGCAGCTGGCTGTCCTGCAATACAATCATCCAGGGTTTTAGTAGGGTCATAGATGACACGCCACAATGCACCACGTTTACCGTACTGCCGCCTCATGTCAGCATTGCGTAGTTTCTCTATGTATCCATACTCTATAAGTTTACGCATATGCTGAGACACTGCCTGCTGTGAGCATTGCAGTACATTGGCTATGTATAATTGATTAGGGAAGAATATACCTGTCCAGCTGTTGGCATGACTGCAACAGATAGCAAAGGCCCTGAACGTCATAGGGTACTGATTAAATCTATCGTCACCATAACACCTGGCTGGCATAATCATATGCGGCCCAGGACACTGATACTGTCCACCTGATTTAACTGGTGGGTCACGCACTGGGTCAGGTGTTAGCTTAGTCTTTTTCAACCTGTCCACCTTCCAGCACCGCCTGCCTTACCTGGTCTAATAACTGCACCAGGAATGGACGCTGCACTGTCTTGCGTTCAAATGACCTGATGCCCTGGATGACACTGGTATGGTCACGCCCCAGGCTTTTACCTATTTGTGGGTAGCTGTATGTAGTTAGTTCAGCTGCCAATACATAAACAATCTGCCTGGCAATAACGTCCTCAGCCCTGCGTCTATCAGATAGGATAAGCCTGGCTGGCACCTCAGTTACTCTTGCTGTGGCAATGACGATATCTCTGAGGCTAATTCTCTTGCAGATATCACTAAGATTTTCATACTGGGATACAACGCCTTCACCAGTTTCATTTTCAGTTTGTATACGTCCGTTTGATATCCCTTCACCTCCACCACTACGCTGCAACCGTGTGCTCCTTGTGGGCTGGTTTCCTGGGTGTCGATGTACCTGAAATCCGCTATGTAATCGCATATCTTTTTCCCTCCTATCTCACACCTAATTCTAGGCTGGAATTCCAGGTGGCTGATGTGCCCACCTTCCAGCTTTGGTTTTATATGACACCAGTAGTATGCTGCCTCAGCCTTGGACATAAACTTTATGCCGTCCAGGGTGATGCGTTTATTCTTAAACTTACTGGGCCTACGCACTGCGTACCGTATCCTTACAGCTATCTCTTAGGATAACCTCAACCATACTAGCTAACGTCCTGCGTTCCAGCCTGGCCTTTTCTTGCACCAGCTGCTTAACCTCAGGCGAAACTTTTACATACATAGGCACCAGGTCTAGCTGTTTTTCTTCAGCATTATCCTGTTGTCTTTGCACTAGATTTCTCCTTCATAAAAAAATATTTACTAGATAGCTTGACA